CGATAATTTGGCGTTAGACGTAAGCGAGGCAATCCTTGCTAAGATCCTTTCGAAATCTTACAAGGTACCCGGGATTATAAAATGCGCAGCTTCGAACAGCTTGCAGCCCTGGGTAGGCGGTAGAACCGTACAACACGGTCAGATGATGGGGGGTTACCTCAGTTTTCCTCTGCTTTGCATACATTCGTATATCGCTGCGAGGTGGGCAACCCGGCGGTTGAGAAAGGCAGAGTTCCTTGTGAATGGCGATGACACGCTAATAGCCTCTTCGGCCCCGATAACGTGCAGTAGTTATCCCGAAGGATACCAGGTTAATGCCAATAAAACGATCTGGAACTCTCACAAGGTCGCGGAGATCAATTCAACGGTCTTTCTCCGCGGAAAGCGTGGCAGATGGTCCGAAGTACGCCATCTGCGCAGGGGTGCTTTCCTAACCAATTATAGCGGTATCCAACATATCGCTAAAGCTGTCCAGCAAGACCTTCGCTGGCAGGAGGCATTCGTGCACTCTAGGTTAGGAAAGAAGTGGGGAATTCTTCCGTCCCGATTGGGGTTGTACGGCCCCGCAGCCACAAGTCGTGAACACGCGTTGCGTGCGCGTAGGCTTGACGACTTACCGCTGGGCCCTGTCGGGGAGCTGGATCCGAATCTTGAGTTTGTGACTCGAGAATTAGATACGGATGAGGTGATGGCTCTGACGTCGTATAAATGGTCAACGATGTCAACGGAAGCGAGGAAGCGAGATGTTTTCGAACCCTCAATGGGCGAAGTTCGACGGAGCTTTGTCTGGCAGCCTACATGGGTTTGTATTAATGGTACGACGATCTCCCGGAAAAGGATTACGAAGACCACGGGCATGTATAAGTCGTCGACTAGCTCTCGCAGTTTGCGATGCGTACTCTCGAGCTACGTATCGATGAGGGACGAGTGGGAGGAGAGGGTGAAGGAGGAGGAACTACTACGGTGGACGAAGCACATCTCAAAGGCCTAAGCCATTGGTCGTTGGATGTTTCTGAAGGGCTCCGTAGTGGAACGCCGGTCGCTTTAGGTGCCGCCCGCCAAGTTAGGCGTCGCGGGGCTATAAGTACGGTCATTCCCGAGTAACGGTAGTTGTTCGAGGAGAAGCCTGACGGAGGCTGTGAAAGGCCTTCCGGACCGACTTGGATGTTGCCGAGGGGTGAAGTTAGGTGTGGATAGTGGCAGGGCGACAACAGGATCCCTGACTATTGTTAGAAGGGAGGTGATTGTGGGCACCCGGGACCCGTGAGATGGTAAGAAAGGGATTAATGGTCCTTTCGTGGCTAATCCAGCAGCCCATCCAGGATACGTGGGGAAGAAACAGTCGCCGCCAATGGGAAACCTTCCCGCATCGCCGACGGAGATTTATGAGGTAGTCCGGAGATTAATGGTTCCGGAGATTGCCGATCCAGCATTCCTCAAAATACCCGCCAATGTGCTTTGCGGACGCAATAGAAACGGAGATGAATGTCCTCGTTCGAGGCCTGATGATTCGATGTGAAACTTGGTCGGGGAGCCTACCTCGATTATAGGAAGTAGCCGGAGAAGAGTCACGCCAGCAAACTGTCAGGCGCCATTCGTGGTGGTGCTAGAAACACAAAGTCCTAGAAAATAGTAAACACCCTTAGGATGGCAACGGAAGAGAAGTGAAGGAAGGATGAGTAATGGGGGCCGGATGGTGAGCGACCTGCCGCCGCGG